CGGAAAAGATTGGAAAACTCATACAGCACGAGCTCAGATAGCTGAAGGACAGTCTTTATATGGTCATATGGCTTCAACAAGAGCCGGAATGTTTAAATGGCAAGATGGGATTATTAGTGCTTTTACTCAGTTTGTAGCTATTCCTTGGAAATCTACTTTACAAATGATGAGTGCTAAAGAGTTTACTGGAGCAGAAAAAGCACGACTTGCTGCTGCTAGATTATTTTGGTATGGTAAGTATGGTCTTCCTATTGGAGCTGCTTTATATGCGGCTGTAGAAAGGAATGTTGATGACCCAGAAGATAGAGAGACTCTAGCTAGATGGACTGAAAGCATGACCAATAGAATCTATAATGGTGTATTAGATGCCTTTGTAGCAGAAGATGGAGATAGACCAGCCCGTGTAGAAGCTGGTAAAAGTCTGTCTACTGTTGTAGACACAGTATTCTTATATGATATTATAGAAACACTTGTTAAAATGTCTTCTGGTGAAAAACCAGATCAACGCTTTCCTTTTGTTCAAGCAGGAACATCTTTATTTGATGCTGTAAGAACAATGCACGATATATTTTATGTAGATAATAGAGATATTACAGACCCAGTAGCACAACAAGCTGCTATATGGACAGCAGTATCTTTTGCTGGTGTATTATCTGATTATGGTAAGTATCAATTAATAGAAGGAATAAGTAAATCAGGTCAACTAGTAGGTGTACAACAAACTAGGGCTGAAGCAGTAGCTAGACTAGCTGGTATTATGCCTGTAGAAGAATTTAATCAAATACAAGCTACTAAGAGTTTAATTGATAGACAAAAAGATATTAAAAAAGATGCTAAGGAGATTCATACTAGACTAATTGCTTTACAAAAAGCTCTTGGAACCTCATCAGATTCCTTTATAGAATATGACAGATATTTATCTGGATTAAATACAATTTTGTTTGAGTATCCTGAAAGCTACCGTAATGAATTAATAAATGCCGTACTATCTTTAAGTAGATATAATGCCCAAAATAAAAAGGAAGCTATCTTACTTAACATTTATAATCATTACAATGATAAATATGATGCAGATTTAGAGGATGCTAGGCATGTTATGGAGAAGACTGAAGAAGGTAGAGAACTAATGAAAGACTTAGATGCTCAGAAAGGTAAATAGGAATGGTTGATTTTAATAAAACTCTATCTCCGGTAGACACAAGAGCTGCTAGTTATGTATCTCCTGAGATTGTTGATAATTCTGCTGCTATAGGAATACAAAACAATACAAGATTACTTGAGGGAGCAGCTAAGATTGGTACTGCTATATATAACCAAGATAAGGTTAATGATCTCAATGAGGCAGACCAAAAAGCTATCTCGGATTATATGGCACAACATAGAGTTAATGATGAAACTCAAAATCTAGATATTTTAACAGCACGACAACAAGATATTTTTAGGTCTGGAGAAGATAGTCCGGGAGATTTGTCTACAATACAAAAAGCTCAAATTGCTACTTATCAACGCCTTATGAATGCAAAGGCACAAGGACATATGAGCCCTGCGGAGTTCTCTGATAGAATACTAACTAATCTTCGTGAAGCTGTAAATAATAATCCAGGATTACAGAAAGAGCTTACTGCTGAAGCAGCCAAAGTATTAGATTTATCTGGAATTACTGGTATTATAAAACAAGATGAGATTCTTGCTGAAGAAAAACTAGCTTCTCAAGATGCCTTTCTCAAAGATGCTAGAACTAGAGCTAGAAAAGCTGATGTCTCCTACAGAGAAACAGAGCCTGCTTGGAAAATTTTATCTAAAGTAGAACCAATAGAACAGGCTAAACGATTAGCAGCAGGACAATTAAGAGAACAAAAAAGATTTGATAGAATGACAGAAGCAGAGGCACTTAATTGGATTGATACAACTGGAGACCAAGTTATGATTGGTAATCTTCAAAATACTTCTTCAACCATTCTACAAATAATTGAAGAGAATCAAATTAATGGTACTAATTATACTAATTTTTCTGGTCAAATAGAACAGGTTTTAGAGGCAAGTCATAATGCTTACGCTACTAGTATGCCAGCAAAGATTCGTAATAATGATGCTGTAAAAGCTCTTATTACTCAACATCGAGAAGGAATTGATGCTATTAAAGATAGATTTTCTAGACTAGGTTCTGGAGAAGATGCTGCGAAAGCAATGACTAATGAACTTAATATTATTAAAGGGACACAAGAGTTAGCTGTTCGTGGACAATATGATGTTGCTTCACTAGATTTAATTAATAGTATGATAAAGAATGCTCCTGAAATTATGGTTAATGACGGAGACTTACGCAAGAAATGGCTAAAGATTTTAGAGTCTATTTTTAATGGTAATATTCAATCTCCAGCCTTAAATGACATAGTTCCTAAGAATATTGGAGACCAAACACAAGCTCCTTCTTTTATTACTTCTAGTGTTGCTATAGGTAATAAAGAAGCTCGCTGGAAAACTTTTGAAGATGTAATAGATACTTTTTCATTAAAAGCAGTTTCTATTGATAATCCTGTTTCACGTAGTCAATTTATTTTCAATAATTTAAAAACAATAGCTCAAACTGAGTTTGAGAATGCTCCTTCTACTTCTATAGCTGCTGTAGATGACCATGTATCTACTATGTTTAATGACCCTGTATCTGGTATGATCCCAATGATGAAAGCTTTAGAAGGCCGTGAAGGTACATTGGATTTACTACCTAATGGTAATATTATCTTTCAAGGAAATCAACTAAATGAATTTAATTCTAAGTTTGGGACTCGAATTAATATTGCTTTAAAAGCATATGCTAATGTTAGAGGTATTTCAACTAAAGAAGCTGTTAAAGATTTCTATCCTACTTATATGCCTCAGTTATTCAATGATGATGGTGGAGATGCCTATGGAAATGGGTAAGAATGCTCAAGCAATATTCAAACCAGTAAAAAATAAAAAGAACTTAGATTTTAATAATACCATACAACATATTATTCAAATAGAATCCTCTGGTAGGCATAGGGATAAAAATGGTAATTTATTAACCTCTCCAGCAGGTGCTCAAGGAATAACACAGATAATGCCTAAGACTGGAGAAGACCCCGGATATGGTGTGAAACCATTAAAAGATACTTCTGAAAATGAAATGATTAGATTTTCTAAAGACTATCTAGAAGCTATGTACACCAAGTTCGGTTCTGTAGATAAGATGCTTGCTGCATATAATTATGGGCCGGGGAAGTTATCTGAAGCTATTGATAAAGGTGGGGATAAGTGGAAAGATTTTATTCCAAAAGAGACTTCTGATTATATCAGAAAATTTAGTAAGCTATCAAGTAAGAAAAAAGAATCTCTTATGATAGAGAAGCCTAAGATTCCTTCAGAAAAAGAATTAGCTAAGATGGACTTAGACTCAATTATTAAACTACGATTTGCTTATAAGGGAGATTTAGAAGCACAAGAAAAATTAGCTCCTTATGACCATCGTGCTTTTATGAGAGAAACAGTTAAAAAGAATCCATTAACTGCTCCAGCATTTGCTATTTTAGTTCCGGGATATGAGGTAGCTAAATCAATTGGTCTAGATGTTAGCACTACAGACGAGCCAGCAACTCCAGCAAGTATAAAATCTATGTCAGAAGGATTCAGAGGTATTGTTGAAGGTTTAGGAGGTAAGTTCCGATAAAACGACCTCTCAGATGTTCCCAGAATCAGATAAAAAAGGGTAGCTCTATGGCTACCCTTAATTATATCTTAAATTGATGTATGATACTTTAGAATACTTCTATTAAGATTTAGGTACTTTTACCACCATAACAGGGACTCCAAGCTTCTGAGCATACTTAATTGAGTGCTGAGTACCAGAAGACTCTTCATCCCATATAGCAAGTACAATATCTGCATTAGAAATCATCTGCCTATTTCTAGAATAAAAGTGTTTTGCAGAAAAAGGTGTGTGTTTATCTACTAAATGATAGGGAAGGAATTCAACAAAATCAAATCCTTGAACCTTAGCATATTCTTTTGCATTTGAATCTACTCCATTTGCTCCACCACTAATTATAGTTGGTTCTCCTATAATATGATTACGAATAAATTTATCAATAATAGGAAAGATTACTTCTGGTCTAGTAATAGAGCGACTACCAATTATACAAGCTTTCATTACTTATCTTTCAAATTAAATTCAAGTTGCTCAGGTGCGAACTCTTCAATTTCTCTAATCATTAATTGAAATTCAATCGTGGGATCATCATCATACTTCCACTTAAATAGAGGATGTTGTTCCTTCATATTAATCTTTGAATTTGTTCGTATGTCTTCTACTAAAGACTGTAAATCTTTTTTAAGTTGTTTCATTTTTAGATTAACCCTTTCTTCCTAAGAAATTCTTCCATTTGTTTTTCCCATTCAACTAAATCACCTTTTTCACAGTCAGGTTGATCTGAAATCATACTAACTACACACATACTTTTCCTTTCTTAAAATGGTGGAGGTGGCGAGGAGTCGAACCCCGCGTTAAAGAATTGAGACACTTTTCACAAGTGGTTGATAGGTCACTACCTACCTGACTAAATCTCTCCTCTATCGTCCAAATCACCCCCGTAATCATCGACTATCAAATAATGTTTATCATAGTATTCTTTATTATAGAACCATAATGCACAGGGCATATTGTTTAAATTAATTGGTGGAAGAGTTAAATCATTCCATATAACACTATTAAATCTCACAATTACCAGCAGCACATGCTAGTGTCTGTGTACCTTCTGTGTTATCCTCATCTTCTACAAACTCTTCCCAATTAATACCTGTAGGCATTTGAGATAGCAATTCATTATATTTTTCTTCTGTTATATCCTCATATGGGGCTTGTTGATATGTATGATTAGAATGAGGAAGAAAACTAACTCCACTAATTTCATCAAAATATTTCCACACCCAAGAACCTACTTCAGGCCACTCCGAATCCTTAACTGTAATAGTTACTGAAGGTTTATGCTCACACCAATGTCGTTGATAAATTAACCATAGTTCAAGTTGCTCAATTGAAGTCATATCATTACGACAGATAGCATTGTCAGGAGCCTTCATTGGAAAACTAAATACAGCAGTACTCTCAGGTCTAAAAACCTCGTCTTCTACTGGAATACCCTTATCTTTTAAAAATGTATATATAGGGTCTTTTTTATCCATTCGAATACGTCTTATGTAATAAGGATTGTGCCTAGCATGAATCCCAGAAGCACTATCCACCAATTGAGATACTGTACCACTAGGCTTAACACAAGTAATAGCAGTAGAAACAGGAATATCCAGTTTTTTAGCCCACTTTTCATTTGTTATTCTTGCATAAGCTCTTAAGTTCTCCAAAGCTTGTGGTAAATAATCGTCTCCTTTTGGCCTATCAGAACCACTAAGAAATTCATTATCCATGATACCAGTTAAGGATACGCCAAGCAATCTTTCTTCTTCCGTATTCTTTTTCCAAGCTTCACTAAGAAAATTAAAATTTGTCAGTGTTGATTGAATAGTACCTAGAATTGTTGCTAATTCTACTTTATGTTTAAGAGTTTCATAGGTGTCGTTTGGTCGCACGACTACTTCTGTGAGATTACAGAATTGCTTATCTCGTAAGATGATTTCACTGCATGGGTTTGTTCCATAAGCTATATCCTTAGCTCTCCTATCCCATCGTGAGGCTTGGTTTTGAGCAGCCACTCGATTATAGATTCCACGCTCACCTGATTTAGATTTAACTAAGCTAAGCCATTCTTCCATAAAAGTTTCAACATCAGGCTTCTCGGTATAAGAAACACTATTATTAGCTAATCCTCTATATGAATAATCATTATACCAAGCACCTGATTTAGCTTCTCTCATTCTTTTATCAGTAAGATTAGATAAACTAATCAAAGCCGATCTACGAACACCACCAACTACTACAATCTCCCCAATCATACACATAATGTCGTGGACTTCAAGGCTAGTAAGCTTGCGTCCTTGTGCTGTTTTGAAGGTTTCAACAACAAAGTCGAAGAGCTTCTTTAAAGGGTCAGGCCCAGAGGCACGTCCACCAAATGTCTTGAGTCTAGCCCCTGCGGGTCTGACACGAGAGAAATCAAATGTAGGTATGTCTCCTTCCCAAAGAGATGATAATAATTTCTTAAAAGCTTTTGCCCATCCTAATTTACTATCTCCAATTACAACAACATCATCAACATATTCAAGCTTTTCTGGTACTACTGGTAGACCAGCAATTTCCTGTCTCTCGCAACTAAATCCGACTCCTGTACCATTCATTAATACATAAAGAGCTTCACTAAAAGCTCGTTTATTATTAATAGCCACATAAGCACAATTATAGGCTGAAATATTATCTCGATTACAAGCTTCACCTGCTGACATCATTAAACGCATACTAGGACATATATCTAAATCTTTAATTGCTTGTCTGATGGATTTGTCCATGATTCCTCCTGTGCTTGTTTACAAGACGACTCACATAAGATTGGTCTACACCGAATTCTTTTGCAACGTCATACTGAGTTTTTCCTGATGATAGGTACTCAAAGACAATAGCCCTAACAACGCTAATATTAATCTTGGAGCGGTCTTCTTGATTTTGTTCTACAGAACCTATATAACAATTCTTAATATTATAAGCTCCTGTATCACCATACCGACACATTTGATACTTACCTTTTGTTTTTCCTCGTTGTGTCCATTTATTACTATTCAACCATAATTCTAACCAATCTTCATAGGATATTTGCCAACCAATACCTCTATCTAAAGCATGCCTTTTGTGGTCATCATAAACTTTCTTTGGCTTCATCCTAAAATCTCTTTCATGTATTTTTTATCTTCTTTAGATGCAGTTGAAGCCTCTATTTGTTTGTGAAGAAAGTCTACTGCTCTATCTACAGTCTCTTCCCATGACTCCCTACGTTTCTCCTCTGGGAGATAACGAGCATAGCGACTCTTACTAATTACTGTCTGATATGTTGTTGGTAATTCATTCTTCGTCATTATTATCCTTTGCTAACTCAAAATCTTTAGCTAGAGATTCAAAGGAATCTTCAATTCTATCTTCAAATCTATCAACTAACTCTTCACTTGTAATATTAAGAGTTTCTAATAAAGTAATCTCATCAATATCTTTTAATTTTTCTTCTAGTTCTACTAATGTAATACTCATTTTTTCCTTTTATCCAAAGACCTAAAGCCAGTATAACCTAAGTAACCTGCTCCAAACAAACCATACAAAGCGTCTGGAATAGCTTTTAACCATTCCCCAAAACCAGTAGCAATTGCTGTTGCTGTGTTTGGACTGTATGCTGACAATATTCCCATAGGAACTCCCATTAATAGTAAGAAGTATATCACATATAAGAAACTAGGTCTAGCTCTACTTGTCCAAGGGTCTTCACTTTGAGCTTCTGCTAAGATAGCAGACATACTGACTTCAAGTTCTTTCAAATCTCCTTGCTGTTTAAGAGAAGCTAATTGAAGTTTAGCTTCCGCTGCTTTTACAGGGTCAGGAAATAATTTATCAACTATCTTACCTCCAACATCTACTATTGCAGTTAAGGGATCAAAACTCATTATATTCTCCTTTCCAGAATTCTCATCGTTCTACTTCATCGTAATCATCCATATTAATTCACATTCACAAATACATTAGTTTTTTCATTCTTTTTAGCCCTGAACCAGTTACCACATTCAGTACAACGATAGCGTTGGTACTTACCTGCATGAGTATAAGCAAAGCCTCTTTTATGGTAATGATTACTTCCACAGTTAGGGCATACTTCTGTATTATCCATAAGACCATGATTAGGATGTGTTTTAATCCAAGGTTTTAATTTTTGATAGACTTTCTCTAAAAGGAGAACGTCATTAATATTATAATTCTCCATTGTAAGCCAGTCTTCTTTATTACCTGACATACAACCAAGCCATAGTTCATGTCCTTCATGCTTAGTTTTTCCACCTAATCCAAAAAACTGAGCAACAAAATCTAATTTATTACTTGGTAATCTAAACTGAGAACGGACAGTCCTAAGTAAATCAACTTGCCTATATGGTGCTGGGGGAGAAAAACCTGCTAAAAGAAATTCATGATTTAATGTAGGCATATCAAACTTAGTTCCATTATAATGGACAACAGTATCTGCTTCACTAATTAATTTATAAATATTCTTAAGCATCTTTTTACTAGAAGATTTTTTTATTGAATCATAATAAACATCGTCACTTCCTAGCCACTTAGCTGCCCAACAAAGGGTGTATCCCGGCTTAATTATCTGAGGAATACCTACATTTTGTTGCCATAATCCCCACACATGAACTAAATTTGGGGCTGTTTCAATATCTAGGAGTAATATTTTCATCTAATACTCTCCTTCTTCACGACATATAATACATCTGTAACAAGAATAATTATGTCCATGTCCTATATATTCCCAAACATGATTACAACCATTTTTTATTTTAACATTAAGCCAAGAAAAAGCACTCTCATCTTCTCTCATTTAAACCATCCTTTCCATTTCTTAACATTTTTTATGTCTGCCCACTCGATTCCGTTTTTATCACACCACATTCCATACGTGGTCTTACTTCGTTTATTGAGTGTATTTCGTGCAGACATGAATAACATATAGACTTTGATGTTGGGATTGCTGATTCGCATAAGGAGCATTTTCTTCCTATCCGAGGAAGAGAAAATCCCTTTAGTTTCAATATATACATTATGTTTTATTTTCCAATCTGGACAATATGTTCTAGATATTTCTGGTTGAACATACTTTATTTTATCTGGTTCATAAGTAGCTTTAAGTTTATATTTCTTTAATTTCTTAGCAAAATCATACTCAAATTTAGACCTATAACCATTATCAAATGCTTCTTGTCTTGCTGTTCTTTTAGTTACTCTCATGAAATTCTAATAAAACAAGATTCTTGTTTTCTATAGAGAGCTTCTTCTATTTTATCAAACAATTTATCAAAAGCCTTTCTTGATGTTTTAACAATATTTGTACCAGCACTAGTACCCACTAAAATGCAACCACTTGTATCTCTTGGATAATTTCCGGGATGGATTCTAATTCCACTAAAGCCTTCTACATCGAGTAGTAGTGGAAGAAAGACTTTAAATCTTGGAGACCAAGTAATAATAATCTCATAGATACCAGCAGGAATAGCTGTCTCGTGTTTAATTTTTTTATCTCTTACAGGGTCTTCTAGAGTATAACACTCTTCTACTCCATCAATAGATAACTTACCTATTGTAGATTTATCTGTAAACATAAATCGAGTCAGACATAATTCCATTATTGTCTCCTGTCACTAAAAATAATGTTTTCTTTCCTAAGCAACCAAACACAATCAGCATTCATCCAGAACCTATCTATATCATTATATAGAGGATAAACAACATTAAACATATCTTTTTCTGTCTCAAGGGGGTCAATTAATTTACTTGCTTTAACTTTACCTATTCCTTTAACTCCAATAATACTATCTGAAATATCTCCTATAAGCATTTGTTTATAGAAGTTTTTTAGTCCTTCTAACTCAGATACATCAGAGAAAAACTCTTCTCTAATAACCTCACCTTTTCTAAAGATAGGCCAACTATAATGTTTACCCGGAATCTGTAATAAGTCTTTATCAATAGAACAAATGACCGTCTCTTCTGTTTGATTGATTGCTAAAGCATCATCAGCCTCATATCCATCAGTAACAGTAGCTCCATATTGCAGGATAAGAAATTCTTTACAGGCATTTAAATGTATTGGTTCTGGTGTTGTTCTATCAGATTTATAAAAAGGATTTATATCATATCGAAAATTATTCTTTCCTGATATAAAAATCCTAAACTTCTCTGTATTAACGGCCTTTAATATCTCTGCTAAGTGCTCTTCTGTTCTAAGGAGGGCAATCTCCACTGGATCACCCTCCGCAGAAATGGCATTACGATATGCTAAAATATCGCCATCTATTAAAGCTTCTACCATTAATAATTATACCATAAATATGGAATAAAGTATAATGACCCAACTATAATTCCTTGTAAATGACCTAATTCAGCAGTAAAAGTCAAGTTCTCATTATTCTCCATAAAAATCTCATTAGCTAATGATAAATATAAATGAGATAATACAAAGATACTAAAACTAATAGCTAACATTACTGAGGAAGATTCCTATCAGGGACATCAGACTTCTTAGTAAAAGAGAGTCCTGTCCATGTTCTACCTGTTGTTTCTGATGTATTGATAAAACCATTAATAAAATATTCTACTCCACCAATATTAGCTGTTCCACTATAATCAGACCTACCTAGATCATTAGGAAACAATGAACCACGATTCTCTCTATGTTTAAATTCACTCATATTAAATTATCCCTTCTGTATCTTCTGACATACCAGCTAATGTACCATCATCAAATTTTGTATCTAATACAAAAGCTTCAAATTGTTTTGCTATCTGAATGACAGCTTCTGGTGTTACTTTCTTATCTCCATGTACAGCAGCTAGTGATGTAGCATTAGTCAATGCGTTTTGTCTAATGATATATACCTGAGTCTGGGCTCTTTCTTCTGCTGTAGGCCAATTACCACTATTAGTTTTTGGAGCACTATAGGACTGTGCTGAAGCAACTTGTCCTGCTTCTGCTTTATCAAAAGAAGTCCATTGCCAGTATCCATTATTATCTTTAGCTGACGATATTGTATATACTTCATTAGCTTGAGCATTTTTAAGTTTTTCAAAAACATCAGGATTAACAAAGGACATAACTTTTTTACCTTTAATCTGTCCTTCATTATCTTTGTAAGCTACTTCTGCTTTCTCATATGGTGTCTTACCTGTACTAATCTTTTCTATTGACACTGATAAAATCGTTATTTGCATTAAGTAAATCTCCTTTTTATTTAAGTGTACTATTATTATAAGTCAATTTCTCTCTATTGTCAAGGAAATTTTTAATAATAATAACTAACTCGGTTCTTCCCATTGTTTCTGGGAAATAATTTTCTTCAATATGTATTGCTAAAAATAATGCTAATTCATCTTTATATCCCATACTCTTCTAACTCCTTCATATTATTTCCATATAGAATCTCACATCTTAATGGAAGATTAAATTCCAAACCAAAAACACGCTTAAAGTTAGCTGGAAAGTCATTAAATACATCATAAAATATTTGAGCCACTCTGGGTAATTCATGTTTGGGTACATCAACGACAATAGAATCGTGGACTGTATTAATAATAACACCAGCGACACCTGCATCTATAAACCTCTTTCTAAATGATATTCGTATAATAGACATAATATCTGCACCAAGTCCCTGTACTGGATAATTATATATCTGAGTAATAGGCCATTCGCCTTTTTTATCTCTATCAAAAGAATAAATTCTTCCAGTGGGCATGACTATCCGTCCTGTTTGAGTTACCTCTTGAACTAGTCTATCATGCCATGCTGTGAATCCATTATACTTAGTTACGAATTCATCTATTACTTTTTGCCAAAATTTCTTACTAGAACTTGTTCCCATAAAATCTGCATCATTAGCATATGTATGTGCTGCATACTTTAAATTTGCATAAATAATACGGAATAAAAATACCTTAGAGATTAATCTAGTGGGAAGACCAAATGCTTTTTGATTACTTCCATGTTGGTCAATTCCATCATAAATCTCTTGCATTGCTACCTTGTCTTGTGAGAGATAGGCAGCACAATACCATTCTAGTCCCTTTGCATCACAGTTAATTATCATCTAGTTTAATAGGGCTGTTTTAATTATTTTTAAACTTGCAAAGATAATAGGTATAATTGCCATAATTCCAGCACCAATTAAAAAGAATTTAAATTTTTCATTCATATCTACTCTCACAATATATTTTAGTTATTGGATCGGCATTCTGTAAATTAGGTTTTGTACTACTTAATCTACATGTTATGGCTGTTGTCTGATTAAGATTACCGTGTATCTTGTTGTGAGGCCAATTCATTTTATCAATTAGATTGCTCCAACCTTCAAGGTATGTACCTCTTAATTTTTCAACACTAGCAAATTCAAGGCATAAATTTATTAGATACCGTGTAGACTTGTTAGCCTTTAACGCTCTAAGAATATCCTCATTTGTTTTCCATATTGGTAAACTTCCTTCTGGTACTTTTGCCTCTGTATTTTTTAATGGCTCAACCAAACGGGGTAATTCATAAACCTTTTTAATTACTTTGTTTCTTATTTGTCCTATTTTCTTACCTGTTTTAAATACCCCGATAGGTATTCGAGACTCCACCACGATATTCCCACCATAAAGAATAGCGGAAAGATGATGATTAGAGTTAATATTAATAGGAATGTTGCCAACTGTATTAAGAATCTCTTTGTAGATTCCATCTAAAGTTCCTTGTAGTTCTTTAGCTCTAGCACGAGCCTTTTCTGTATTAAAGACAAGTCCATTCCATTCCATTTCTTCAAGGACAAGTAAATCTTGACATTGAAGTTTAAATACTCGATACCGATTATCTTTTTGAAAGATTTCTCGTTGTATCTTGTATAGTTCTTCTGTCAATGCTAGGTCTTGAGCTAAATATTCAGATAGTTCCTCACGAGGAATTTCATCTGTATTGATACCTTTATCCCAATAATTAAGTTTAATTGTATCAATTTTCTTTCCTAGTCCTCTTCGTTCACAACTATCATCTAAACTAGGCATCTTAATTTTTTGATTATTTAAGATAAACTCACCTAATTGACAATCCCAGATTGGTTTATGGTCGAATTTAATTCCAATTTTTCTTAACCAATGTAGATCAAATTTGATATTAAATCCTACCAGAATATCACAAGAATCTATATATCCTTGTAGATACATATAGTCTTCCAATGAACCTGGAATATATAGAATCTCTGAGACTTCTTTTGTTTTTATTCCAACACAAACTAATTTATTAGATTGGTCAAAAGGATTGCCTTTATTACTGATAGTTGTTTCTACATCAAGTATTAAGGGTTTCATTTAAAATCTCGATAACGAGCTATCTCCGGTTGGATTAATACGTCCATTCGTCCATGACGTAAGGCTGGGTCACTATCCTCATCACCAGTCAATTTATTCTTAGATAGGTGTAGGAATCGCACATACTTTAATCCCTCGTCATGAACTGTGCCTATACCAAGAATCCAGTCTGCCTCAGCTTGCTTACTTGTATTATGAGTAACAATATTATTCTCTATAATAAACAAATGATCTCCATCAATAGCAATTCCGGCATACTCACCTACTCCTAAAGGAGTAATTTTAAGTCTCGATTTAAGTACATTTTTATGTGTCTTATAATTAGATTTCTTTCTTTTAATCCTAATGGGAATAATCCCTAAATCATTTCCAGATATTGTTACATAGTAATAAATACCTCTTTGTTTAAATGTTGCCATTAGACCACAAGAAAGAGCTAATTCTTTTAGACCATGAGCAATTAGATAATTCTTGTTAGAAAAACTATAATACTCATGTTTCTTAACTACTTTTGTCCCATCAGTATCTAATAGACCTGCTATTAACTGTAACCTCTGCTCTATAGAACTCTGAAAATATTCTTGGGGAATATGTTTATTTCTATATAAATTAAGTTCCTTAAGTTTATTTAAAAAGGGGTGTTTAATACCTTGATGAAACTTCATACGAGCATGTATTATACTTTCTTTCTCAATATATTGAGTGTATGTACATCCCCATTTAGAACTTTCCTCTTTAACTACTTCAACAATCTCAGGGTCTATCGTAGTAATCTCAGCCTTATCCTTCCCGCCATCACCTAACCAAGCTCCTAGAAAATAAGGGTCTATAGGCAAAATAGCTTCTGGAAGGTTATGAGATACCCGATAACCAAAATCAAATTGATTATAAGAAAGAATATTTTTATTAATCTTTCTACCAGATTGACTTTCAAGAGCTAGAATATGAGACTTATTAACAACATAGGTATCTCCACCTATTTTGTGAGAAACAGAAAACATCTCTTCTACCCCATTAGTTGTAGATAAAACTGTTCTTGGTGTATTATCAATACCCATAACTTGTTCTCCTACAGAGATAGAATCAACCCTCTTCCATTTACCATTAAACATCAATACCTTAGTATTTGGTGCTAAACATTTTGCATTGGCAACATTCTCCATAGTGAGATATTTTTTATTCTCTCCTGATACATCTGCCTGACATATACCTATAACGGGACAATATTGTTTTGCCAACTCTCTTGCCCATATGTAAATCGCACCTAGACGTAAATCCTCTCTATCAGCATTAAAGCCTTTGATTTTATCTATCTGGTCAAATACTATGAGAGCAGGGTCAAACTCTTTACACAGCTTCTCAATTTGACGTTTAGTTATTGTTGCAGAGTCTTTAAGTTTAATATTACCTTTAGTATTTTTAATAAATACTTCTTGGCTACGAGGTCTATTGCTATACAACTGAGTCAAATTATAACCTAAAGATGCTTGAACTATACGCACTTTAACTTTTTTACCACCCTCCTCATTATTAAACCATAGGATAGGCTTATCAGTTTGCTCTGCAAAATTTGTTACTTCTGAAGCTAAGAATGTAGTCTTACCTGTTTCTGGGCGAGCAAATATGAACCCAAAGTCTCCTTTTCTAAGACTACCAAGAGACCTATTAAGAGTATTTAGCCGCCAACGTAATCCCTTCTTATGAATTGTTTCATTGTAAAGCTCTTCAATATCATCTGTTACAAATTCATCTTCGTTTGCTTCTTCTTCTATTACATGGATATTTGACATGAAATCGAGAGCATCTGATAAAGGTTTCCTACCTTCTGCCGCATCAATTGCGAGAAGAGATAGATCATATGCTTGCTGCCTCTCGATTGTTTTTTGAATGAGGTCTTGCAGTATGTCCTGACCGACCTCTTCATCTCGTAACCTCTCTACGAGATGTATATAATCAGGACACTCTTGTTGCGCGGAATGGAGATACTCTGGGAAGGTAATGTCTCTGTCATATTTAGACATGAGATTATCCAAGAGCAAATAAAGAGCAGATTCTTCTCTGTCTTCTTTTCTTATTTTTATACTATCTCTATACTTAAAATAATTATCTTTAAGTAATAGTAGTTTAATTAATATTAATATATTATTATTCTCCTTTCAATTAAATATAAATTATATAAATATATTTTAGCACACTTATTTAATCCTGTCAAGGATTTTTTAATTATCTTCATAAGACTTCAAATTACCACAAATTTTACATTGTAGAGTATATCTTATTTTAATAGGTAGGTCTTCTTTTTACTGGTTGTAGATTGTTTTTTGTAAGCCGTCCATTTTTCAAGGGTGTAAACTTCTTGTCCGGTATCTAAATCTCTGAATCCCCACACATCACCTTCGCCTGCTGGGGTATGGACAACCTCTGCGTTCAGATTTTCTATCTCTTCGGCTTGCTTGTGGGGGGGGGGGTAGCGGCATTCCAAGCACATTCAGCAATTTCCCGTTTATTCATGTAAGGGACTTTTGAAAGTAGCATCCACCACCCCTCAAAGGAGTTTTTCCACTCTCTACGTATAGCCTCTGTATCTGTATGGTTAGTCATTTAATTTCTCCTTAATTTGTTCTGTAGTTAATTCCTTTGGGTCTACATCACTGAAAATAGTCCTTGTCCTTAGCCCATATAACGACCCTAATTTAGTTTCTGATATAGCTTCCTTACGTTTATCGGGATCAAGCCATACACATACCTCAATTTCCTTTCCATAAAGGCTGTAAAGCCGTTTAAACCGGTCTTTACCAACAAAACATCCAAATAAAGGCATAGCAGAAAAAACCTTACCAACAACAATAGCTGATACAATATCTTCAACTAATACAAGAATATCACTCTTTCCTAATATATGAAATAAATCTTTGACATTGCCTTTAGTGAACCACTTAGCGTGATTCCCTTCACCAAACCACCTTCCCTGCCATGCAACTAATCCATTATTATCATAAATTGGAAAGAGAAGCCTTTGCTTTTGTTCAGACCAAAGGATATTATTAGAAAATAAATCATTTTTATCTAGGCCATATTGAGACATCCATTTAAGGCATCTATCTGGATATACTATATCAGAATCTTCCGGTAAAGTCAAGTCATATTTATGAAGTTCCTCTATCTCCTTGTATTTGTTGTTAAATGCTGTTATCTTGCTACCAAAATCAACCACGCCATGCCCAGCGTAGCAAAAACTATGACCATCTGAATACACGGCAAGATTATTTCCTCCCCTATCTCGACCATTCTCTGCACATTTTGGACATCTATCATGCTTGATTACATAGTTCATTCATCTACATCTCCTTCAACAATAGTATCATCAATATGAGAAAGGTCTTCTCTATCTACAACTATAACTTCTTCTGAAATAGCACTCGCATTAAAACAATGATTACACATATCAAAATATTCTCCTAAGTCATCTTTACGAGTAGATTCAAAATCACTTAAATTTTTATTGCAACATTTACACCGCATTAGCTTTTTCTCCAAAGAATGTTTCATGTAATAGGTTTTCTTTACTCTTAATCAAGGAAACAAAACCACTGTAGTTATGAACATAACTAATCTCTTTATGCCATTTATTATCTTTTTTCAATACCTTACTCAAAAGAGTCTTTTCTGCTTTAGGTGATAAGATTTCAAAGTAACTATCCTCTGGTTCTTCTAATAAACTAGTATTTTTATAAGAAGCAATTTTCATATAAAAAGTAATGAGACTTATCTTCCACACTGAAGACTGCCAGATTTTATCTGAGATAACCAATAGGGTGTTTTCTTGATCTGTTGGGAAAACTTCTGAAAGTTTTGTTCCAGCTTGTTCTTCTTTATTATGAAGATAAGAGATATTATCTTTAAAATTCTTCATAGAAATATCATTAGGAAACTTTAAAGTTAATTTTAAAGCATTAGCATCAAAAGGAGCCTCTAAGAAGTCGTAAGAAAAACCATAGATTTGAGCTCTTAATTTCTTTTTCTTACTCCATAGACAATCCCCAAGAAAATCACGACACTTAATTGCTAAATGTTGTTGTGTATAAGTATCTTTATTTGTTTCTGCTACAAGAGCAAACTTAATATCAAGAGACTGAAAAATTTCTGCTGCTCCTTTTGAGATTTTTACAATAATTTTTTTAATCATTTTGTAATTCCTTTTCAAGTTTAGCTTTAAGTTTCTTTATTGTGTGTGGAAATAATACTGGACTGGAATTTATTTCTAGTAAGTGGAGTGTTCCTTTTTCATCACAAAGAAAGTCTGCTCCGTAAAAATCTAATCCTATCTTATCATATATTTTCTCAGCGAAATCAAGTAATTGTGGGTGTTTAGTTAAACTAAACATAAGTTTAAATTTAAAATCATGGTTAGGTACAATCTTATCATAGACAGAAATAACCTCATCTCTCCAAAAATTTACTCTATACTCCTTCTCATGAAAAACATATTTAGTCCAAAATAGAGCTGGAGCTTCCTCTAATTCTTCTAAAGTATCACAATAACTTACTCCAATACCATTAGACGAGTCCCCTTTAGCTCTTGCTACAGCATAATGACCGTCCTTTAACCATTTCTTAGCCACATTAATATCTTCTGTAAACTCTAATGTCTTAACAGAATCTTTCAAAAGAGAGAAAACTTTTAATTTATTAATAGCTCTATTAATTCCTTTACGATGATTTATAAAAGAATTAGCTGCTACTGGTCTGGAAAACCCATATCGAATTACAGTATCATAAGCTAAAAAATGCCTATTTTTTGTTTCATAAGGATTTTCTCTATCAATTCCTAGAGCATCTGCTAACTCATTAGCAGAATCCTTAGCTATATCAGGATATAATATAATTGCTTTTTTCATATAATTTTTCTCCTCTAACCAAAGTGGGAATTAAAAGTAGATTGACAACAACTAGGACACATTAAAAATCCTTGTATATACACATGAGACTCTCTTGAGAATTCATGGCAACTATCACACTCTACTAAAGCTCCTTTATTAGGAACCGTATTACTCTCTTCATCTATAATAATAATATTATCTACATAATAAAAAGTAGTTTTACCATCGCTAGAAAGACTTGTATTAATAATTTCTCCAGCACAATTATATTCATGCCTTAAACTACTTGTTAAAGGAGCTTTTTTAGAAGGGATAACTTTAATTCTCCATTTATCTTCATAATCAAGGTCAATATATTTTTTCTCATTAATATATTGATTCTTAAAAATATCTGCTTCAATATAATTTCCTAAGGCTCCTTCTTTACCAATCATTCTACCAGTCCTAAATCTTACAACATCGCCTTTTTTAAATTTAAGTGGTTTATATAACTGCTCCTCTTTATCCTTTAAATATCCTCCATAGCCTCCCCAAGTACTAGAGTACCAATCTTTATAATCTACTTCCTCTTCTGTATAAACTCCCATATTTTCAATATGAAAAGAGAATACTTTTTCTGTTGGAACTTGAACTATTTTTTTAATTTTAATCCCGTTTCTACTTAATATCCACTCAGCTAATTTAGCTTCAGAGACAATAACATAACATAAATTACACTCAATAAGGAAAAGAGGTCTCTCATGATTTCTACAAAAATGTAGTTTTCCTGTTTTAGAATTAAACCAGACTAAAGCAAAAGCTCCATTAAGTTTTTCTAAGGTTTTCTTATATCCAATCTCAGCAATACTATGACATATAGCATGACTATCTACTTCTAAATCAGGATGAAGCTCTTTTTGAGTTCGTAGAGTACCATTATGAATTAGTGTAATATGTTTTACTTTGAATGGATGGGTATTTTTAAAGGTATGTTTTCCTTTAGTAGCAGCACGGTTATGACCAATAACAAAATTTGCTTGTTGATATATTTGTTTGTCTGCTTTTATAAAAGCCTCTGTTTGTAGAAAAGCTGAGGCTGTCATAGCTCCTTTAACAAGTTGAACAGAAGGCTTATATCTTTTATTATTATAGAATATACCTGTCCCATCCATACCCCTTAATTGATCTACAAAAAGCATCTGATTAAATGCACTTGTTTGAAAAGAGGACAGTCCCATCGTTTCTTTTGAAATTATTCCTACTATTCCACACATATTATATCCTTTCCAGATAAGTTTAATTTTAATTCTTTTTTTATAGTCTTCTTCTTTTGAAAGATTGTTTTAGCTTTAGTAATACAAGATTCCACATCAGATTTAAAACTTTTTTGTTCTGTTATTAAATGTACCCAATTACCAAAAACTTCTTTTGCTAACCAATAATAACCCGAAGTTGTATTCATCGTTTGTAAGTGTACATTTAAATCTATAAACCTAGTTTTCTTCGCAAATATCTTTAAAGATATTATTAAATTAATCCAATTTAAAATATAAGTAGTATCCTTTGTCCCCTCCATATGACGAAACTCAACGGTTCCAAATAATTTACTTTCTCCACCATAAATAGGGCAAGTATTTAATCCTGAATATTTATGCATAAAAGTGGGAAAATCTTTCATAGACATTCTATCTAAGCGAGATACAAAATTTAATACTTCTGAAGAGGTGTTGAATAGAGGAACACAATAATTATTATTCCATCTAGCCCCACTAAAATTATATAGACTCTTTTCAAAAACCATGTAAATAGCAAGAAAGACTTTTAATTCCTCTAAAGTAAAATCTCTTACATTTAAATGTACATGAGTAGAACATCTACAAGTAGCTTCTGATTTTTTAATAGAACTAAAAAGTCTTCTTAATTCTATTTCTAAATATTTAGCTTTAATAGGAATAGTAACAAACTCTGCTCCATTATCTTTTAAACTACCATCATTATCATACCTCCAAGTACCTGCTAAAGTTATACCAGATAAAACCTTTTCTACTTCAATTTCTACTCCAACATAAGTTGTATTTGCTCTGATGGGAATCCTACCTCTTAAACCTACATAAGGAGAAAGTTTTTTATAGGAAAATAAATCCCCTAATTTATTTGTTGGTTTTATCTTATTAAATTTAATTTCATTCATTTCTACTTCCTCAGTAAGAATATCTATAACTGAATCTAAAGTCTCATTAGTATTATTTACATAATATGCAAGAGCCTCATTTTGTGACCAAGTAGACTTAATAGTAGGCATCTTTTTTACTCCAATCAATTATCTCTTGTTTAAATCTATTGTCTGTACAAACAACTGTCTCTGAATCTTTAATAAAACCAATCTTCAATGCCCAATAATAAATAAATTTATCTTTAGAAACCCAAATATCTTGTCTTGGATACTTAAAAATTGTTTCTATTTTAGAACCACAAGGGCTATAAAATTGCTGTTTATTTCCTTCTACTAAAAATTGACTATTATAATAAGTAGGACTATAACTCCTAAGCCACTGTCTTTTAGCTGTTTTATAAGTAAGAACCACAAACCCTGTTTCACGATTTATATATACCCCTGCTTCTGGCAACCAAATTTTTAGTGTCTTTACTTCATGATCACAAAGGCTTTTCTCATGAGGTGCAGTAAATAGGCTTACATAATAAATAGTTTGTTCTTCAGCCGAGATATGATTAACAAAAACCAAACTATCATTTATAATTAGATATGTATTATTTAATTTATTTCTAGCCTCTTTCCAAGGGTTAAGTAATTCAAAAAGATTAGTTAATTCTATATTTAAACTCATTTCTCTCCTCTATTTAGAAGGCATATTAATATTAAACTTTTTAATTAAAGACAAAGCTTCTTTCTTGTCCCCTGTATTAATGCAATTCTGAATTCTTTGCCCTAAAGACTTCTGAATAGGCTCTACAAGAAGGGCTTTATCAACAGCATATGCTGTTTGATGACCGACCCAAGAAACCAAAGAGTTTTTAAAAGTCCAGAAATTAGATAAAACCCTATATTCTAAACCATAGCTTTTAGGACGCATAGCTCCAGCTTTTCCATATAAAAGTCTTCGTTTAATTGATTGTGGAGAATCATCTAGAATAACAGAAGGAATTCCAAGAAGTAAATCCATCCATTTAACAACTTCTATAATAGGAGCCTGTGTCCCTACATGAATATGTCCTCCACAAGTACGCAAAGATTTATTTTCAGAAAGAGGTTTTTTATTCTCAACTAATTTCCAAGCATTATAATCAGGTTCACATCCAAAAATAAGGGCATTAGGGTGAGATAATTCTTCTTTACTAAATTCCAGAGCACACTCTTTTGATTTAGTTAAGTTTTGTTTTTTAAGGATTTTATCTGTCTCAATGTTCATATGTTCTACATAAGATATAAACTGACGAACGTCAACACAAGCAGGAATATTATATTCCAAGGCAACATTATCCTCTTGAATAGAGAATCCCTTAGGATGTTCTTTTAATTGTAAAGGTTTTTCTTTAGTCCCTCCAATTTTACCACATATAGCAGAGGGTTTTCCTGTTTTAGAAAGACCAAAAACTTCTATATCTGTTCCAATAGTATCAAACATAAGTACCTTTCTTATTTAAATTCATAATTAATATCTAACTCTTGTATTACTTTATTTATCCACTGAACAAAAGGATGTTCCTTAGTTGTCCATTCAGGATGTGGTTGTATTGCAAGACACTTAGTCTTAGGAAACCAAACCACTTCTGGTGTATCTATAACCTCAAAGTAAGTTTGTTGCTCTTCGTCCCAGATATAAGAAGTATGAGGACTATAAGCAAGGATTTCAAAATCTCCTTTAGGAATCATTATTTGATGATGGTCTGCTGGACACATAGAAATTAAATGTCCATCCTTAACCACAACAATAGAATGACTTTGTTGCTTTGTTTTACTATGTTGCCATAATTTCCCTCCATTAAGAGCACAAAGAAGTTGTGAACCTCGACAAATACCTATAATAGGTTGTCCTTTTTTAATAGCTTCTTTTACTAATAATTCTTCATTAATATCACGAGGAACGTCAGGCTTCTCAGTAAATGAAGAAGGCTCTTCATTGTATAAGTGTGTCCCAATATCTGTTCCTCCCCACAAAATAAGTGGTTTTTTCATTCTTACCTTCCTCTAGCTTTATAATAATCAATCATACTACCAAGCCACTTAATACGCTCTTCACGTAAATCTGTATTTTTAATTGTCTTATAAGGAAAAGAACGTTTTTCAATCAACCAACCCTCATATGATGCACAGCCTTCTAATTGTTGAGATATAAATGAACGAATTTCATCATAAACTGTTCTTTTTATAAGACCTTTTCTATAACAATCCTCTAAATTAATACAAATGTAACTAGAAGTCTCTTTCTTATTTTGAAAGTTTTTCTTAATATACTCAAGAACTTTACTTGGTTTCATAAGAGTTATTTTTATGGTAGATTTATACCATAGCAAACTAAATAAAACAATAAAGGACACTAAACCTAAATAAAAATACATATTTATTTCTCCTTTTATTTAACAAAGGTTGTTACATACTCAATTAAATATATTTTAGGAGCAAAATATATTTTGATTATCTCAAGAGATGCCTTCTTCAACCCCACTAATTGTTTTATTAAGAAGTGTTACAAAAGCTTTAGCTAGATTTTCATTCATTATTTAACCTTTCTATCAGAAAATACAAGAGAATACACCTTTTTTAACTGAATAGCAGAAAGATGTTTACCTGCTACGTGTTTAATATGTTTTGTTTTCTTATTAACACGGATTCGAGTCCAACTTTCCCAACCCTCTCCAAGAAATACATCAGCAAAACCAAAACTCAAATAGATAATTTTCATATTTATTCCTTAATACAAATTACCGTGTTTGAAATAGGCACACGGTACTGCCTCATGACCGACCTCAGTTAATTTTACGAGAATCACAGAATGTAACTAAAGAATCAATTTCTTTTTGTCAAGTACCTAATTTATATTTCATCGTAGTTTAACCTCGTAAGAATATACCCATAAAAGCCTCTTGCATTGCATTAGGTGTAGTGTGGTCAAAGAAGATACGTTTTAATTTTGAATAAGTTACTGGCATAGGTTGTGATACATAACGACGAGGCTCTACTTTTCCCATTACATTTAAGACTCTATCAGACAGAGCAATGACCGACCCATCTTGTCTGTTAAAATTAACATCAATGACATTACTACTTTGTCTCCGATTCATTTTGGCAAATACCTGTGCAGCTCTAGGATTTACTTTACCAATAACATTAAGTATATTCTTTTTCATAATGATTACCTTTTTTTATTTGTTTATCTTTAATATAGGTGATAAACTTACCTTACCGCTTAGACAAAGCTTCTTCATGAGCTAAGTATAAACTTAATACCATACCTTTCCATTTTTTCCACCAAGTTAGAGCTCCTGTATCCATAGCAAAAATTTCCTTGTCAGTAAAAGAATGCCATTGCTTAAAAGTATGTTGCTGACAACCTATTGCAATATGTTTGTTTGTAATAGTTATCTTATATTTCCCACCTGATAATAAGAAAGGTTCTATAGATACCCAAGCATTACCAGATACCTGAGCATTACCAAATACCCGAGCATCACCAAATACCTTAGCATTACCAGATACCCAAGCATTACCAAATACCTTAGCATCACCGTATACCTTAGCATCACCATATACCCGAGCATCACCAAATACCTTAGCATTACCAGATACCCAAGCATTACCATATACCTGAGCATTACCATATACCTCAGCATTACCAGATACCCGAGCATCACCAAATACCTTAGCATTACCAAATACCCGAGCATCACCGTATACCCGAACATTACTAAATACCCGAGCATTACCAGATACCCAATCATTACCAAATACCTTAGCATTACCAGATACCCAAGCATTACCAAATACCCGAGCATCACCGTATACCCGAACATTACTAAATACCCGAGCATTACCAGATACCCAAGCATTACCAGATACCCGAGCATTACTAAATACCCGAGCATCACCGTATACCCGAGCATTACCAGATACCCAAGCATTACCAAATACCTTAGCATCACCGTATACCTTAGCATCACCGTATACCTTAGCATTACCAAATACCCGAGCATTACCGTATACCCGAGCATCACCAAATACCTGAGCATTACTAAATACCTGAGCATTACCAAATACCCAAGCATTACCTTCTTGAGATAGGTTCTTCTCAGACTCTACAAATCCGCCGTAGTCACCTTTCTTTACATTACCAAAGTCTTTCAGGGCTTTTATTCTAAATAGCTTTGTGTTTTCTACATAAAGAAAGACCCTTTGTTCTAAGCTGTACTTATTCATATATTAATTTCCTTTTTATTAAGAATCTCTGCTTTTATCACATAAATAGGATGGATAAAATCCGCTATAAAATTATGTTCCCCACTATAAAAGTAATAAATAGAGGCTTTATTAGTATGTGATGACCGATTAAAACCTCATACGAGATTGCTGTAGATATTCTTCTTTAACAGATTGATACCATTTATTATGAGTATCAATAATTTGCTGGTTTGTTGCTGTTGGAGTTGTAGTTTTCATTTTATTTCCTTACTAAAAAAAAAGATGATATGAAATACTTTCATCATATCATCCCATTACTTATTGTGCTGATGCTGGTTTTGTTGTAGGTTCTACCTTGATAGAATCAATTAATTTATTGATTCCTGAAAGCAATTCACCATGCTCTACTGATACCTGTTCACCTGCTTGTTTGCGGTCAGCAAATTTATCAGCTTTATGTATAATACTATTCAACATTGCAAGCAAGTCAATTTTAGCATTGAGCTTTTTAGCTGGTGTCAATTCCCAATATGGAGTTGAGTCAGCCTTAGCCATGATAACATCATGCATTTCTGTTTTAATGTCTTGCTTATTGCGATAGACAATATCACCCTTCTTAATTTTTAGTTTACCAAAATGACAGAGCCAGATAGCGTCTCTATGATGGTCGTGTTTACCACCGAGAGCTTCAATCAAGCGTTGTGCAAAGCCGTTATTGCCATGAAGGATGGATTGAGAGATAGCAAAAAGACCCGCCTCATGCACTGATTGAGCAAGAGTGTTAGCTTTGCTAGTAATTTGCTTGATTGCGGTAGTAAAACCTTTTTCTGTCATAGGTTTTTTAGTTGGAGTATTCATAATATATATTTCCTTTCTAAGTTATTGAAATGATACAAAGAATCTAAGCATATAGATACTACTTAGAATATAAACACACTACAAAGCAAATTATAATAAGAGGGTGAATTACAGAGCGATTGCCTGTAATGTGCTTATATTCTACCCCTCGTTAAGTGTGAGTGTGTATTAATGTGCTATCCCATAAATACAGATAACCCACTGAAGGGTATAGTTTTATCTGCTGTCACATAATCATACTAAATTAATCAGGTTAGATTATCACAGATAAGATATTGATTGTTAAAGAATAAATCTATCCGCCATCCTCGAAAGGTGCGTTCTATTTTGAAGTGAGTGAGTGCTTACTCTCAGTCAGCATACCGCCATATATAGCTTTAGACACCAGACGACAGATAGCTGTCAGGTTTTGAGCGTAGCAAGGGCTTGACTGTTAAGAGGAATGGAAGCGATAGACGCAGTTATCCCCCACAGATTCGCAGATTCACAGGTTGGCTGCACATAGGGCAACCTCTCCATAGAATCGGATAGATTGTTAAAGAACGAGGGCCAACAAGGGCAATGGGATAGAAGCAATCCCCATGCCAGAATTGTAAGTGTTTGATTTTATTATATATTAGATAAAGCTAATGTATTTTTATTCTCAGAAGTGGGAATATAATGTCTCAACAATGAGAATACAAGGGCTAAGTCATTGATTCTAAAGGTTCTCATAATTGGGAATGAGTTATCAATAATGAGAATGAATGATAAGTGATTGATTAATATAGAGTAATAAGATAATTATTATGTGAGAATATGATTATATTGTAATACACCATAAAATATAAAGCAATAATCATGCCAATTGAATTGATTAATTTATTATATAATGATATTCTAATAGGGGTATAGGGGGGATAGGGGTATTACTTATTATATTGCATTACACCAAAATAAAATCTAATAAAAATTATGAGAATCGGGATAATAAAATAGATTGAAACTCAGTGCTCGGTGTGTTATCAAAGATAATAATTTACACACCTCGCTTAGTTTTACTTAGATACAGATATTTATTTTCATTTACCTATTGACTTTCTCTTTAAAATATGGTATAATATACATGTAATAAAGATTAATTAAAAACAATATATAAAAAAACATATATATTATACATACCCTTAGGAGAACTATATCTTTAAAAAGATAAAACTTTACTCTTGGTGTTTCTATCTCTACTCTTTCAAGGACATACCTCTTGTCTAAAATAAATTTAAGTAAATTTCACCCGCTAATGCGGGATGAAAGAAATATTATGAGAACTACCTCTCTCTTCTGGGAGACTAAGCGAGAAGCTAATCCTGAGTTTGCTCCTATGTACACTCTACGTCATGATGATTATACTGTTGGAGACAAGACTTACATCTCTATGAAAAAGATATATATGTCTTACGATCACATCCCCGGCTTTGAGTATGACTTTGCTATGGATGTGTTTGGTTCTTGGGAGCATTGGGAGAAGATTACTCGTTCTTCCTTTCGCTCCCATATTGTTGCTTGGAGAGAAGAGCTTGATGTACGTCTCAAAGCAGAGGCAATGAAACAAATGATTTATGCAAGTAAAGGTGATGACGCTCGTGGTGTTGCTGCTGCTAAATACCTTGCTGATAAAGGATACGTTCCTAAGAAAGTTGGGAGACACTCTAAAGCTGAATTAGAAAGAGAACGTAGAATTGAAGCTGGAGTAAATAAAGACCTAGCTGATGATATGGAACGACTAAACCTTCATGTAGTAGCTAAAGGAGTTAAATAGATGGTAACAAGAAGTGTTAATGATATTGTTGAAACACAAATACAGACAGCAACAAAAGATGCTGCTGTTTTAGTAAATGGGGCTACACTGTTTACAGTAACAGGTGGCCCTATTCTTATTAAAGAACTTGCTGCTGTATGTATTACAGATAATGATGCTACAGCTTCTACTCTACAATTTAGTGCTGATGGTGATGATGGTAGTGCTGTTACTATCTCTGGAGCAAGTGCTTCTTTATCTAGTAAAACTGCTGGTACTATTGTAGCAACAGTTCCTGGTACTCTTGCAACAGCTCTGGCTGTATATAATAATGGTATTGGTATTACTGGAACAGTAGATATTGTTGTCCCCGCAGGTATTATTACTGCTGTAGTAGGTGTTGGTTCTACAACAGGAACTTGGAAGATTGTAATGAGGTATCAACCACTAACCGCAGGAGTATCCGTAAACTAATGGCAGTTATAACCCCTATTCAAACTAACCCTATAGATGGTAATAGTGAATTCATGTTGGTGTCTTGGCCTAATATGGCTAATGGTGATACAGGAGCTCCTTTTATTCTAGCTCAATATGCCGATAGGTCTGTTCAAGTTGAAGGAACTTTTGGTGCAGGAGGCTTAGTAAATATTGAAGGAACAAATGATACTGTTAATTGGGCTGTTCTTAATGATCCGTTTAGTAATGCCATTGCAATAAGTACTTCTCAGATAGAAGCTGTGACAGAGCTTGTTGTCCAGATACGTCCTAATGTTGCTGGAGGAGATGGTACAACTAACTTGACAGTTTCAATGTTAGTGAGGAAAAATAAATAATGCAAAATCATCAACTAGCAATGCAAGAGATTGAGAAATTTGTTCGTGTCTTCAAAGCTTTTGATGAAGCTAAGAATGCTCTAGCTTCTCTTGCTTCTTTAGACCAGAATGTTTCTGAACTTGAGAAACAAAAGAAGATTTTAATTAAGCAACTAGAAGATGAAAAAACTTTACTTGAAAAATTTAAAGCTCAGTCTGATAATGAAAAGAAAAGAATTATTTCAATACATGAAAAAAGACTTTCTACTCTAGAAGAGACTTATCTGACACAACAAGAAGCTTTAGAAAAAGAATTTAAAGAAACAAAACAAAAGCAACAAGAGAGTTTAAGAAAGTTAAAATCAAAAGTAGAAAAAGAGCAGGAGAATCTAGTTACATTACAAAAGAAATGTGATGATAAAGAGAACCAACAGAATAGTTTAGAAATTAAATTATCACAAACAAGAGAGAAGTTTCGCTCTCTTCTCAATGAGTAGATAATGGCTATTACAATCTCCGGTGGCAAAATAAACATCGGCACTCCATATGCCAGTGGTACTGCTACGTCTGGAACATCCACATCTATTACTGACACGGGTGCAGCATGGACAGCCTCACCCGCTACAGCATCACTTGAACGTCGTATTGTATGGATAACTGGTGGAACAGGATCGGGGCAAAGTAGGGCTGTTATAAGTAATACTGGTACTGTCGCTAATATCCACCCTTCCCATCCTTGGGATACAAACCCTGATAACACATCTACCTACGCATTTGGTTATGACGTTACTGACATTCAAGCTGCTGGATACGGAACGTGGGAAATTGGAGTTGCAGAACGCTCATTACGAGTTCCGACTTATGGAATACATATAGCTGCTACAGGGTTTTTAGGGCAAGTTGGTGGTGCAATACACTTTACTACTTTGGATAAAACCTTTTCCGGCGATCAGGGTGGCAAGGTGCAGTTCGGACGTTTATCAAGTGGTCGCGGGGTGGAAGGGGTAAGAATAACCTCTGGTAAGAATACTTCAACAGCTTGGATTTACTCAGCCTTGCGTTCAGAGGGTCGTTTCTATGGATGTTCACTACTCGTACTAAAACAGCCTGCGGAGAAACATTTAATAGCTTGGTACACCGCACTTGCTAAAGATGGCTGTGAATTTATTGATTGTGCCTGTACAGATTTTCCGGTTTGGTTATATCCAAATGATTCAGCTTCATATATGAAAATATCTTCCCCTTTCGGAATTGCTATTGAGCAGGGGCAGGATGCAGATAATATAACGCTAGTGGATGCTTCTGTCACGCCAAGTGAAACGGTTGCAATGCAAGGCCAAGATATAGTTGACATGTCTGTAAATGGTATTCCCGTTGGGGATACGCCATTTCAGATAATTCTATCTAATTATGTAAACACTTATGGCTCGGTGTACTTCTGGAATTTAACTACAGATGAAGCAAACTATTTGCACAATGTTTTTATGTGGATGCGTTTCACAGGCTATAAAGATGGTTATTTAGACGGTTATATAGGTAACACTGTTGATATAACTATTACCAACAGTTCGTCTGTTGGCATACAAGATGTTCAAATAAGGGTTGCAGACACAAACGGCAATGATGTAATTGTCACAGGTAAAGCAGGTTCACCGGACTATGAGCCGACTTTTGGCACGATAGCCACAGATTCAAATGGTACATATACTGGCCCTTACGGGACAAGTGAAGGGATGTTCATCATTCGCAACAAGATTGAATGTGCGAACCCAACACACACTTGCCAAAACTCGATAACGATAAGCTCTGCTAATCCAGCTATCGTCACTTACACTGGAGCTGATGTTTATACAAGTGGGGGCGAGCTTGTTATTCATACTACCGGCGCAATTCCTACAGCTATCCCAAATGATACGGTTATTTATGTTAAAACGGGGACATTAAACACTACAGCCAACACATTCCAAGTTGCATTGACCCCTACCGGAACTGCTTTAGACGGTGCGGGAACTCAGTCCGGCACGCATTTAGGACAAGCATACAATGCAAGCTATGATAGAACGTGTTACCGGACAGCAGTTACCAATACAGATTATTCGCCTTTTTCCTTAACAATGAGGAAGTAAGGATATGTGTTTCAGACTGTTGCAAGGGATTGGAGTTCTCGTTCTGTAGAAACAAATGGTATGGCTGATAATAATTTTGTCGTAGCATCGGAAGCGACGGCGGCGGCATATACCGGAATCACCATAACAGGAAGTGCAAAGACAATTGTGCTTTCTGGCGCAAGGACTTTGCAAGAGCTTTATGATTACTCTCAAGATTTGGGCGCAACCGCAGCGAATTTACAATATACAGAGCCTTTAATAACACCTGACGGAATCAACTTCACACTAAGTACAGGTTGGTCGTTAACCCCTGAACTCTATCTTGATTATCAATCAGGGAGGGTGGCAGGCGGTACGATCATTTACCCAACAGCAGGAGTGTACTCTCCGACACTAGGTACTTGTACTATATCTTTCGGAGCAGCGTCAGGCTCTTACACATTAAGTAGTGCGGACTTCACTGGAACACAAACCCTAGTGAACACAGGCGGCGGAAGTCTTACTGTGTATTTACCTGCTGGCACGACTTATGTAAACACAGGGCCAAATATCACAGTGGTATTGGGCACAGTTGCAATCACTGCACCTAACCTAGCAGACGGGACTAAAGTTCGTTTATATAACGTGACAGATACAGTCGAGATTGAAACAGCAATTGTTTCTGGTGGTGCGGGATATATAAACAACTATGCTTTTACATCGGATTTCACAGTCAGGCTTGATGCGACATACCAAAGCGGAACGAGTGCTTATGAGCCTATTGTAAATTCAACGGGGGTTGTAACTACTTCTGGCTATACGTTCTTGGATACACAAACTGCGTGGGCGGCTTATGACTCTTGGGCTAAAGATGGTTCAACTATCACAGGGCTTACAGCTGACACTGTTGGTCATATTGAGATTGATATAAACGACCCTGATGGACAAATGGAAAAAACGGATATTGGCGCGTGGTACGCATATCTAATTACTACTGACAACGGTATCAGAAATTACATAGGGGCTATCACCACACCAGCTTTGAATTGGATAATGATAAATGAAAGTGTTGTAAATTTACTGTTGGATAATATAAATACAACAACGCCAGTAAGATTCACTGACCTTGATGTACGTCTATACCGTTCTGATGGCAGTAGTTTAGTAGCCTCAACAAGCGGATCAATTCAGAACGATTGTAGTGCTAATTCTTTTATAGCTAATGCTGCTACTATTGAAACAGGAGTAACTTCAATTAAAACCAAAACAGATAGTTTGACATTTACAGTTGCAGGAGAAGTGGATGCTAATACAGTATCAATGAATGATGCAGAAGTATTAGGTACAGGAGCTTCTGGAGATAAATGGAGAGGAGTTTAGTTTAATGTTTGATGAAAACTCCTTTAGTACAAACTCTTTTGACACAAACTCATGGTATTTTAATATTGTAAGTGCTGCTATTAATGCAGCTCATTGGATGATAAATAAAAGAAGGAGAAGACTTTAATGCCCTTTATGACAAATGGGAAAAGAGATTATAAAAAAGAGCTTGCTTGGGAGCACAAAAAGAAGCCTAAGCGGGTTAAGCAACGAGCACAAAGAAATGCTGCTCGTAAAAAAGCTGGACTAAAAGTAGGAGACCCACGACAAGCTGACCATAAAAAAGAGCTCTCTCGTGGAGGTTCAAATAAAAAAAGTAATATCAGAATAGTTTCTGCTAAGACTAATGCAAATAAAGAGGCATCACGTAAAAAAAGGAAGGCTAAATAATGGCAAAACTTATTCTAACTGATATTGCAGGAGGCTTTCAACTTGTCTCTGCTTATAATGCAAATAATACTCTAATAGAAACGGCGTTAGAAAACACTCTTTCTCGTGATGGGACAGCTCCTAATCAGATGAGTGCTGCTCTAGATATGAATGGAAATGAGATTCCTAATCTTGGCCCTCCTACGACTTCCTCAAGTGCTGCTAGATTATCAGACATTTCAGATGTAGATGCTACAGGAGCAGCTTCCGCAGTTCTTCGAAGCGATTTGGGAGCTTCTAGTGGTTCTTCTTTAAGTGGTTTTCTTCAAAATGGAGCCGGTGCAATAGCGAGAACATTACAAGATAAAGTAAGAGACACGCTAAGTTTCGCGGATTATGTGACTTTGAGTGATGCAGACCACACAGTAGCATTGCAGGCTGTAATAGATTATGCCTCGGCTAATGGCATACCTATTGTTGATAACACGGGCAATACCTATATTGTAGGAGATTCTGGCTCAACCATTTCAGGAAGGGCTTATGGGTTGTTACTCAAGAGCGACTTGGATATATCAGGTTCTTTTACATTTAAAGCAAAAGATGCTTCTGAAATTGATGTAATCAACACCGATAGAGCCGCGTCGGTAAGTAATGTTTCATTGAAAGACTTTACAATTGATGGGAATGAGGCAAATCAAACTAATAGCGGGTTTAATCTGTGGGCGTTTGACATCACAAATTTTGACCTTGATATTACCTCCATAAATCCCGGAGATTGGGGTATTCGCATTCAGAAATGCAATGAGGTAGACATTCATAACACCCGTTGTGACCACAGTGCTGAAAGCAACTCTGACGGCATTCACTTTATTGATACTATTAATGTAGTTGGTGGTGAAATTTACATTAAAACATTAGGTGATGATGCTTTCATTATTGAGGCATTAGGCCAAGATGTCTATAACTACTCAATTGGGAATATTATTGTACAGGCTCCGACATCCGCTGTGTCTGCTGGTAAACGTGGTGTTCTGTTATTGCAGGATGTCGCAGTAGCAACGGGAGCAAGAACTATATCCAACATTTCAATTGGCAATGTTGTCGCTAAGGACTGCGTAGGTCAAGCTGTGATTTTACAGGGAGCAAGTTATTACAATATTGACATAAATTTTACTGTTGATGCGTGTAGTAATGGATTGTATTTAATCCCCGGAACCTTGGCTCATGCTGGAACACTTACCCACTGTTCATTCGAGGGCATTATAAGTAACACCACTGACACAGGAGTCACTACCTTGGAAACATATGGGACGATAAGCGATAATAATATTGATGTACAGGTTGTAAATCCTGCTGACAATACAAATGGAGTAAATTTGAGAGGGGACACTTGGAGTGGTCGTATTGTGGTTGATTATGACCCTAATGGAACTAAAGTAACTCCATTAATAGGAATAAATGTATATGGCACGGATAATTCCTTATTTGTATCTTCTAAAGATGCTAATAATAATTTATATTTACAAGGGACGGCTGATAATAACAACTTTAAACTTGGACATTTAAAGGGCGGGGTGACTACTGACCTAACTCTTCTTGCTGGTTCACAAAATAATACTTTCACAGGAGGTAGAATCGCTGGAACTATTACAAATTCAAGTGGTGATACAAGTAATAAGTTTGTCAATGTAAGAGGTGCTTCTGATTATGCTGCTGGTTCAGTAAATATGACAACTGAGGGAGATGGTACTGCTGTAATAGCACATGGTTTGGGTAGTACACCACAATTTGCACAAGTCACTGGAAGACATCCTGGAGTAGATTACATTTTCAATGTTATTGCTCTTGATGCTACGAATATTGATGTTCAAGTATATGATGCTTCTGCGGGTGCAGTAGTAACGGCTGGGATATATAATGTTTATTATGATGTTAGATTATAATGCAAAGAGCTGTTGAAAATATTAAACACACAGTAGATGCAGTCTCAGTAACAACTGTAGGAGTAATTTGGCTGGGAGATTTACAACTCATTACAGCAACTATTGCTGCTATTCTTACTGGGGTTTGGACTGTAGGTCGTCTTGTTGAGATGTACACAGGAAAAAAGATTCATGAGTTGAGGAAGAAGATTCCTAAGAATGAATAATAAAATACAACTAATAAAAGAGAAGGCAGAAAATGATCTACTTTCTTTTATTAGGTTAGTAGCTCCTCATCTCTTACTAGGTTCTATTCATGAAGAACTAATTAGCTGGTGGAATAGAGAAGATGCAAAAGCAAATCAACTTGTTCTTCTTCCTAGAGGACATCTTAAAAGTAAACTAGCTGCTTATAGAGCTGCTTGGTGGATAACTAAACACCCAGAAACAACTATTTTATATGTGTCTGCTACAGCAGATTTAGCAGAAAAACAGTTATATCAAATAAAACAAATTCTATCTTCTAAGATATATAAAAGATATTGGCCTGAAATGATTGACCCTGAAGAGGGTAAGAGAGAAAAATGGGCTGTAGCTGAAATAGCCATAGATCATCCTAAAAGAAAGCTTGAGGGTATTCGTGATGCAACTTGTAAGGCTGTTGGTCTCACCTCTAATACTACTGGCTTTCATGCTGACGTTGTTGTTCTTGATGATATTGTTGTTCCTACTAATGCTTACACAGAAGAGGGACGAAGTAAAGTCGCATCGGCATACTCTCAATTAGCTTCTATTGAGAATCCAGAAGCTCAGGAATGGGTTGTTGGTACTAGATACCATCCCAAAGATATTTATGATACCATGATTAATATGAAAGAGGAAATCTTCGATGGGGAAGGTAATTCGATAGATGAAGATGATTTATATGAACTCTTTCAGCAAGTTGTAGAAATTGACCAAGAATTCCTTTGGCCTAGGCAAACAAGACCAGATGGAAAATCCTTTGGATTTAATCTGGAAATTCTTGCTAAGATAAAAGGAAAATATGTTGACTATACACAATTTTATTCTCAATATTATAATAATCCAAATGCCTCAGAAAACTCTAGAATTAATTCAGACAAGTTCCAGTATTATGAAAGGTCTTTTCTCGTAAATAGAGAGGGAGATTGGTTTTTCCGAGATAAAAAATTAAATGTCTATGCAGCGATTGACTTTGCTTTCTCTATGAAGAAAAAGGCTGATTACTCTGCTATTGTTGTAGTTGGTGTAGATCATCAAGGTAACTTCTATGTTTTAGATATAGATAGATTTAAAACAGACCGAATTGTTGAATATTTTAATCACTTAGTAAAAGCTCAACAGAAATGGGGTTTTAGAAAAGTTAGAGCAGAAGTTACTGTAGCTCAACAAACTATTGTAAAAGAATTAAAAGAGTCTTATATTAAACCAAATGGACTTCCATTGTCTGTAGATGAGTATCGTCCTAATAGACATGAAGGACAAAAGGAGGAAAGGCTCAGTGCCATTCTAGAACCTAAATATGATAATTTACAGGTTTGGCATTATAAAGGAGGAAATTGTCAAACTTTAGAAGAAGAACTTACAATGGTTAGACCTCCACATGATGATATTAAAGATAGTTTGGCAAATGCAATATCCATAGCTATTATTCCAAGAATAAATTTTGGTATGATGTCTTTAGGTGACAATGTTGTTACTCACAAACGTTTTGGCGGCGTTGCTTTCAATTAGAGGAAATTAAATGGCTGGTAAAATAGCACAAATCGAAGGAATACTTACACCAGATAATATGGCAAAACAACTTGTTATGCTCTATGATAACTGGTATATGCAAAGAGGTGTTAAGGATGCCGAAGCAAGAGAGCTTCGTAATTATCTTTTTGCTACAGATACAACAAAGACAACTAATAGTAAACTTCCTTGGAAAAATAAAACAACTATCCCTAAGATAACTCAAATCAGAGATAACCTTCATGCTAATTATATGGATGCTTTATTTCCGAATGATTCTTGGTTAAAATGGGAAGGATATAGTAAAGACGCTGTTATCAAAAGTAAACGTGTTGCTATTGAAGCTTACATGGGAAATAAAATTCGAGAGAGTGGTTTTCGTGAGTTTGTTAGTCAAGCTCTTTATGATTATATTGATAATGGAAATGCTTTTGCTGAGGTTATCTGGGTAACAGAGAAAACAAAAGATGTTGAAGGGAATGATGTTCCTGTATATATTGGGCCTAAAGCTGTTCGAGTTTCTATGTTTGACCATGTATTTAATCCAACAGCAATGTCTTATAAAGAAGCTCCTAAGTTTACAAGATATTTGAAGTCTCTAGGAGAGATTAAGAAAGATATACAAAGTCGTCCAGACTTACAGTTTAAAGAGGATACTTTTAACGCTCTCTTTGAAATACGAGGACAATTATCTAGTTTTAAAACAGAAGATATTGCTAAAGCAGAGTCTATGATGATAGATGGCTTTGGTTCTCTACAAGAATATTATCAATCTGGTATGGTAGAACTCCTTGAATTTGAGGGAGATTGGTTTAATATTAATACAGGAGAATTAGAAGAAAATAGAATTATCACTATTGCAGATAGGACTCATATTTTAAGAAATATTCCTAATCCTAGTTGGCTTGGTTCTGCTAATAAAGCTCATGTTACTTGGAGAGATAGACCAGACAATCTGTATGGAATGGGGCCACTGGATAATCTAGTAGGAATGCAATATCGTTTGGATCATCTAGAAAATATTAAAGCTGATGCTCTTGATATGACTATACACCCGCCTAAGATTCTTAAAGGACAGGTAGAACCTTTTGAGTGGGGGCCAGATGCAGTAATTCAACTTTCTGAAGACGGAGATTTTACAACACTACCTCCTGAATCAGCAGCTTTTCAAGTAAATAATGAAATAGCATATCTACTTCAATTAATGGAAGAAATGGCTGGTGCTCCTAAAGAAGCAATGGGTATTCGTTCTCCCGGAGAGAAAACAGCCTTTGAAGTTCAAAGTCTTCAGAATGCCGCTGGTAGAATTTTTCAAAACAAAATCAATAAATTTGAAACTCAATTTATTGAGCCTCTTATTAATATGATGCTTGAAACGGCTAAACGCTATATGGATACTACAGATGTTGCTAGAGTTATTGATGATGATTTAGGAGTTATGGATTTCATTAGTATAACTAAAGAAGACATTACTTCACGAGGGAAACTACGTCCTATAGGAGCTAGACATTATGCTGCTAGAGCGCAATTAATGCAAAACTTAGTTGGTGTCTTTAATAGTCCTGTTGGAAATATTATTGCTCCACATATCTCAGCTAAGAATATGGCTAAAATGATAGATGAATACATGGGTTTTGAACAATTTAGTTTTATTAAAGATAACGCTGCTGTATTTGAAGGCAAAGAAACACAACAGTTAATGAATCAAGCACAATCTTCTGTTGAACAAGAGTCGATAACTCCTGTTGAGGAAGGATTACTCCCAGAAGAGTAATTTTCTCTTGACAAAACAAGAAAAGTATGATATAATAGACATTATATGATTAATATTTTAAATCAAGAAGATAATAAATTAACTAAAGAAGAAGTATATCTTTTCTTAATTAAATTTCTTAAAGAAGAACTAGCTATTTCCACAAGAAATAGTCTTAGTGAAGAAAGTTTTACTTTACCTAGTTGGTCTGAATACCAAGCATTCCAATTAGGACAACAAAAAGCTTTATCCAAGATTCTTAAATTAATACCTGACCAAGGAAAATAATGACAGAACCGACAATTTTTGATAATCAGGAAACCCTTCCTGAAGATAAACCAACTGTAGTAGATACTCCACCAGCACCAACTATTCCACAAGAACTTGTTGAGCTTGTAGGAGAAGGAAAAAAATATGCAACTTTAGACGAAGCTCTTAAATCAGTTCCTTATGCACAGAAGCACATTGCTAACATGAAGACGGAACTAGCTGCTGCTAAGCAAGCAGCCGAAGAAGCAAAAACTGAGCTCGAAAAAAGACAAACCGCAGAAGATATTCTTAATGAAATTAAGTCTGGAATTAATCCTCAAGAGAAACCCTCTGGAGATTCATTAACTCAAGATACAGTAGAACAAATAGTTTCCAGTGTTCTTTCAAAGCATGAGCAAGAGGCTGTTACTAAAGCTAATTCCCAAAAAGTTGTCGAAGCTTTTGATAAACAATTTGGTGAAAAAGCGGAAGAGGTCTATACTGCTCTAGCACAAGAAGCTGGTCTAAGTGTTCAAATGATGAATCAACTAGCTGCAACATCTCCTCAAGCTATTTTTAAAATGGTTGGTTTTGAGCAAAAAGAAACCCCTGCCGCTAGGATACAGCCAACAGTTAATACTGATGCTGTAAAACCTAGTGATAATAGTAATCTTTCTGCTAGAGTCCCTGTTGGGGCTAGCACACGAGAAGTGACTGAACGATGGAGAAATGCAGGAAAAAAAGTAGGAAAACAAACTTAATTTTATAAGGAATAAGTTATGTCTCAAAATACAACTAATACAACTGCTTTTATTGAAGCACAACAATACTCGCAGTTTATTTCAGAGAATCTTCCAGATTATCTCTTGCCTGAAGGTATGTGGCGAGATGTATCTGACTTTGGTTCTGGTACAACTCTTAATATCAAAACAGTAGGTACAGCTACTATTCAAGACGCTGCTGAAGACACTCCTTTGGTATTCAATCCAATTGATACTAGTACAATCACTCTATCTATTACAGATTATGTTGGTGATGCTTGGCGCGTAACAGATGATCTACGTGAGGATGGTTCTCAGGTAGACTCTTTGATGGCTATGCGAGCTATGGAATCGACTCGTGCCTTAGCAACAAATCATGAAAGCCGTTTCTTTGCTGTAGCTAATGCTGCTCAAACTACTGCTGATGTAAATTTAATTAACACCCGCCCTCACCGCTGGATTGCAGGTGGTTCTGGTGTAACAACTCGTCTAATGTCTATTAGTGATTTTATTGCTATGAAATTGGCATTTGATAAAGCAAATGTACCTGCTGGTGGTCGTATTGCTATAGTTGATCCAATTGTTGAAGCTACTTTGAATAGTCTAACTAATTTGGTCAATGTAAGTAATAACCCAATGTTTGAAGGTATCGTCAATGAAGGTTTTGCTCGTGACCATAAGTTTGTTAAGAACATTTTTGGTTGGGATGTTTATACAGCAAATCATTTGCCTGTATTGACAGCAACTCAAGCAATTAATGCTTCTTCATATGGTCTAGCTAATACTACAGCACAAATTGGTGATGTTGCTAATATCTTTATGAGTGTTGCAGATGATGGTACTAAACCTATTATGCATGCATGGCGTAGGTCTCCTAGCACTGAAGGTTGGCGTGACCCTGATAATCGTGGTGATAAGTTCCAAACAACTTCTCGCTTTGGTTTTGGAGCACAACGAGTAGATACTCTTGGTGTTATTCTGACAAGCGGTTCTACATACTAATCTAAAGGAGAAATAAACTATGTCTTTTGAAACAGATTCCCTTCGTGGTGTAAATGTACCTTATGGGGTACGAACAACAGATAGTCATTTTGGTGGAAATCAAGGAGACGAAGTAGTTAAGTATCTTTCAATTGAATTTACTGCTCCTTCTACAGGTATCGCGGCGGCTGCTTGGGCTATTGATGGTTTGGATGCAATTATTCCATCAGGTTCTGTCTTTAAATCAGCAGATGTTGTTGTTGAGACAGCTTTTGACGCTTTAACTGCCCTAACAATTGGAACTTATTTAGCTTCTGACGGCACTACTGCTGTTGATGCAGATGGTTTGGTTACAGCAGTATCTTCTGCACTAGCTACTATTGATGCTGATGGAGATCGTTTGGTTGGTTCTGGTGCTCAGTTGGCAACTGGTACAGCAGGTCTTGGTGCTACTACAGCAGACACAGTTATTCGTGTTTTATATACAGGTAGTGCTCCTACTGTAGGTAAGGCTCGCTTGCTTGTTTCTTATATTGTACCAACTGCTTAATCTAACGTAACTTAAATAGGGGCTCTGTGTAACAACAGCAGCCCCTTTTTAACATAAAAATGGAGTATAATAAATGGCTGTCCAGCATGATGTAATACAAGACCCTTATATACATGAACCTAAAGGAGCTTCAACTGCTTCTGCTGGAGAAATCTATATATCAGATGGACTAGGCAGTGGGTCTTGGGCTCTTCCAAGTACTGACGGAGTGGGAGCTGCTATCTCTTTAGGTAAAACTACTAATAATACAGCAGCTACTACAATCACAGCTCTAGATACTTATTACCCTGTTGCCGGAACATTTACTGAAGAAGATGCTGTTGGTATGACAACAACAGTAGCTTCAGGAAGGATTACTGTAGTAACTCCGGGAAGTTATCTAGCTTCAGCAAGTCTTTCTATGATAAGTTCTAGAAGTACTGCGGTTGTTTGTTTTACTATTTTAGTTAATGGTGTTCAAGTAGGCCCTAGAATAAGACGGAAAATAGGTACTGGTTCTGATGTTGGAGCTCTTACAATACATTCTTTTCTCCCTACTTTGAGTACAACTGATTATATACAAATTGGAGTTACATTTTTAACTGGTGAAGGAGGTGTTGCTGGAGATACTGTTACCATAGAGAATGCTTCTCTTATATCTAAATTAGAAATTTCTGTATAATGGCTAAACAAACTTTACTAGATATTACTCAAGATATACTCTCCGATATGGAAAGTGATGAAGTAAATTCTATTACAGATACAGTAGAATCTCTTCAAGTCGCTCAAATAATTAAATCAACTTACTATAATATTGTTGATGGTTTAGAATGGCCTTGGCTAAAATCTCTCTATACTCTAACAGGATTAGGTGATGTAACTAAACCTAGCCATGTACAAATACCAGAATTAGTTATTGAAGTACTTTGGGTTAAATATAATAAAAGAACATCAACAGATACATTTGATAGATTTTCAACTGTTACATATAAAACACCTTCAGAATTTACTGCTTTGTGTGAACAACGATTATCTGATGCTCCAACTGTTACAGTAGTAACAGACCCTTCAGGACTATCTTTAAATATTCTTAATAATACTGCTCCAACATATTATACATCTTTTGATGATAATTATATTGTTTTTGACAGTTTTGATTCTGCTGTAGATAGTACTCTTCAAACTTCTAAGACACAATGTTTTGGGAAAAGACATCCTGCTTTTACTTTAAGTGATACTTTTACTCCAGATTTGCCTGTTCAAATGTTTACTTATTTATTGAATGAGGCTAAAGCTACTTGTTTCTCTACACTAAAGCAAACAATTAACACAAAAGCAGAACAACACTCAGTCTCCCAACGTCGTAGAATGTCTCAACAAGCTTGGAAAATTAGTAAAGGTATTAAATACCCTAATTATGGGAGGAAGTAAATGGCTAAGATTACAAAAGAAATTGCTATTGTGAGAGATTCTAAAACAGGGTTATGGAAAATGCAATTCACTACTGGTGGAGAATTACCACAAGCCCTCACAGGATTATTTACAACGGAACAAAGAGCTAGTATAGTTAAACAATCTTTTTTAGAAAATAGAAAATAATGCCTAAAGTTGTTTCAGAAAAGAAATTTGTCTCTTTTATAAAAGGGTTTGTTACTGAAGCAAGTCCTTTAGCATATCCTGAGAACGCTTCTTTGGATGAAGATAATTTTGATTTACATATGGATGGCTCTAGGTCTCGTAGACAAGGAATAGATTATGAGAATTCTTACTCATTAACAGCTACAGGAATATCAGAAACTATTTTAAAATCTAGTAAGCAATCTTTTCATAAATGGGATTTTCCTGGAGGGTCAACATCAAAATCTATAGGTGTTGTTAGAGCATACAATAAACTTTGGTTTATTAATATGCTTAGTTCTACTCCATCAGCAAGCCTTTTAAATGGAGGAAGTTCTATAAGTATTTCAGGGCTTGCTAACAATGAAATTCAAACAGCAGTAATTAGTGGTCTTTTTGTTTTAGTCTCTGAAGATTTAGATAGACCCGTTTTATTGACCTATGATGAAGCAACAGATATTGTTTCTCAAACAACAATTCCTATTCAAGCAAGAGACTTTTGGGGAGTTGTAGATGGTTTGTCAGTTAATGAAAGACCTTCAACTCTGTCAGAATCTCACGAATATAATTTAAAAAATCAAGGTTGGAATGATGATATATCCACTACTTGTGGAGTAAAAGCATATAGATATGTTAGGGGTAGATATTATCATTTAGATGATAATGGTTTATGGGTACCTTCTCCAACACTAACAACACCTTCTACATCAGTATTTACAGCTATTAGATGTACTGCTACTGATTTAGGTGTATATCCTAGTAATGCTGATACATGGAAACTAGGTGAGGTTGTAAATAGTTTAACACTTACTGATATAGGTAAATATAGTCCAGAAAGACTTAATACCTATTCTATATATAATATAGAGGCTCCTAAAGGAGCTTATATTATAGATGCTTTTAATAGAGGACAAACAAGAAGAAGTTTGTCTGGATTAAATACTCTGTCTTTAGATAAAGAAACAGGAAATTTAAGTACAATAGCTTCCTATGCAGGGAGAGTTTTCTATGCAGGAATTACTTCTAAAATAACAGATTCAGATACTAATTCTCCTAATACAACAGGAAGTATTTTCTTTTCACAGGTAATTACTGGAGAAGATAAGTTAGGAAAATGTTACCAAGAAAATGACCCTACATCAGAAATTTCTGATATTCTAGACACTGATGGAGGAATAATTTCAATACCAGAAATATCTAAAATAATTAAATTAGTTAATATAAAAGACTCTTTAATTGTTTTTGCAGAGAATGGTATTTGGGAGGTGTATGGTGATACAGGAGGGTTTAAAGCCTCTAATTATCAGATAGGTAAAATATCTTCCTCTGGTATCAGTAATCCTAATACAGTTGTTGTAACTGGAACTGAAATTACTTATTGGTCTAAAGCAGGAATATTTGTTCTTACTCCAAATCAGGTTACTGGAAGATATTCTGCTCAAAATATTTCTCTTTCCACAATACAATCTTTTTATAATTCTATATCAGATTTAGCAAAAAGAAATACTCGTGGTTTTTATGATGAACATGAGCATCACATTCGTTGGTTATATAATGATGAGAGCACTTATGCAGAGGATGCTTATTTAAATAGGTATAATAAGATACTTAATTTAGACTTAGGTTTACAAGCTTTTTATCAATACACTATATCGCCCCTAGCTTCTAATTCTCCTTATGTTTCTGATAATGTTTTAATACCTAATCATGTCATTACATCAGTATCAGATGATGTTTTTGTTAATAATGACCCAATAGAAGCTAATGCTATTCAAGTCCGGGTTCCAATCTCTAGTTCTTCTATACGAACAGAACCATATTCATTTCTTATTTTTCAAGGAGCTTCTTTTACAATAGGACAATTTAAAAATAATTCCTTTTTAGACTGGGAAACAGCAGATGGCATAGGAATAGATTTTTCTAGTTATTTAGTAACTGGATATGAAATATATGATGATATTATACGAAATAAGCAGTCTCCATATGTTTTCTTCTATCTAAAAAGAACTGAAGATGGTTTTACTGATACAGCAGGAACTTTAGTTTCTAATAATCAATCTAGTTGTATGGTACAAGCACAATGGAATTGGGCTAATAGTGCTTCTGGTGGTAAGTGGGGAACTCCTTTCCAAGCTTATAGATATAAAAGAGCTTATGTCCCAGTAGATGCTTCTGACCTCTTTGATACTGGTGATGCTTTAATTACTACAAAGAATAAACTTAGGGGTAGAGGAAAAGCTTTATCTCTTAAAATTTACTCTGAAACAGGTAAAGACTTGCATTTATATGGTTGGGCTACAATAGTGACTGGGGACGGTACTCCATAATGCTAAAATATATTATTGTAGGATTACCTAGATCAGGAACAACATGGCTCTCACATTTCTTATCTATAGATGAATGTCAGTGTTTACATGACCCATCAGCATTTTTTTCTAAGCAAGAGATGTCTTTATTTAATGGAGGTCTTTGTGATACAGGTCTTTGGTTTGATATGGATTGGTGTAGAGAAAAAACAAGGAAATTAATTGTAATAGAGAGACCTATAGAGGACGTAAATAAATCCTTAACAAAATTAAAATTTCCTTTAGTAACAAAATATTTCTATGAAAGATTTATGAAAGTAAAAGGATTAGCAGATTATATAATATATTTTGATTCTTTATTTGTCTCAGAGGATGAGGCGCGGGAGTTTTGGGAGTTTGTTTATCCAGAGATTCCTTTTGATAAAGATAGGTGGAAAGAATTATCTAAAATTAAGATAAACAGTTTTGTAGGAGATTAAGATGCTTGGATTTGCCATAGCAGCCTTTGCTATATCATATATATCTGGAGAAGAGAGTAAACGCCAGAATAAGAAAGCAACAGAAGCTCGTATTAGAAGTGAGAAGATCAATCAAAGGAAAGCCGACTTAGAGGCGAGTAAAGAAAGAATAAAAATAATGAGAGAAGCTAGGATAGCTAGAGCTTCTCTTACTAATGCTGCTGCTACTAGTGGTCTAGGACAAAGTTCTTCTGGAATAAGTGGAGGACAAGCAAGTATTACTTCTCAATCGAGAGGTGGTGTACGAGATGTAAATATTGCTCAAGACTTCTCTTCTATGGCTACTAATGAAAATATTAATGCTGCTAGAGCTGCTGGTAAAGCAAATGAATGGCAAGCTACAGCACAGCAATGGCAATCTATAGCTAATATTGGTTTTAGTTTGTGGCAACCAAGTAAACCTGTGAAAAAAGCTTAATGGAAAATCTATATAATATACCTGATGTTACTACAGGGCCAGCACCAAATAAAGATGAAATTATTTATGCTGCTTCTGTAGCTGAGGGTGATAAACAAGAAAACTATATTAATGCACTGAATGAGGCTACCCTCACAGGACAATCTTCTCTTGTTATTCAAGAAAGAAATAAATGGATTGCTGAACAAGAACAAATTTATAATAAATCAGTAGAAGAACTTATAGTAGATGAGTCTATATCTCTTTCTGAGAGACGTAAAATTATTGAGAATTACTTAATTAATGGTTTGCCAATTAAGAATCTTAGAGATAAATTTCTTATTCAATCTGCTAGTACTGCTGAATCAAATTCTATTGAAGATATAGAAGCTCAAAATGAATATGCTGCTACTGTTATTCCTAGAGATAATACTGCACAACAACAAGGAGCTATTCAAAAAGCAGCTATTACTTATTCTCTCTTTGCTGAGAGGATGAAAAAAGAAGTTAAAGGATCAGTAGAAGTTAGTCGGTCACTTGCATCTAAATTACTTTTATCTATTCCTCTAGGCTGGGCAGCTCTATTTGCTTCTCTTGTTGATTTAGGTCAAGAAGATGAATCAAAAAAAGTTCATGCTGAGAAAATTCTTGATCTTGTTGGTGAATGGGGACAAAATCCTACTACTGAAAAAGGAAAAGAAATTGAGCAGAATCTAGCTGATATTGCTGAAATAATTGATATCCCTTTTAAAGCTCTTGGAGATGCTACTCTTGAAGCTACTGGTAGTGCTGCTTTAGCAACTTTAGCTTATGTCGGAACAGGTACATTTAATATTGCTGGTGGTTACAAGTATGGATTTAAACATATTAAAGGGAAAAAGAAGGTTTCTCCTACCAGCCCATTAGGAACAACAGAAGCAGCATCCAAGGAATCTGCTGGTAATATTGCTGCTACAGTACTACAAACAAAATCATCTGCGGCAGCAGAAGCGATTAATACAACTAAAGCAGAGATTCTTAATACATATGTTTTACCTAAGATTCCTGATGAGTTTGGCCCTATTCATCCAGATATTAGAAATAAGCTTGCAGCGGCTGATAAAGATTTAAATGCTGTGTATGACTATTCAGAATTTAATCCTCATGTTACTGATGTAGATACAATACTCGCAGAGAGAGATCAATACATTACATTAATGAGTGAGACAGAGCGTTCTCATCTATTACTCTCGTCTTCTGTTTTGGACATTACTCCAGAGAAAACTGCCTTTGGACGTAAGGGCTCACAACATGAAGCTTATGTTATCTCAGATAGAAATCAATTATCTGGTACGGCTGTCTTTGGTAGAAACTCTTATTATGGATATTCAACTCATAAAAAAGCTGAGAACTATCAAAAGAAATTAGAGGCTCAGGCGGAGAGCCTTCCTGATAAAGGAAATTTTCAAATCATTGAACGTGATGGACAATTTTATATTCAATGGGATTTCAAGCGGGAATATAATGAGTGGGAGCACCTATCTTTTGGTGCTGAATCTCTAACAGCACACGCTTTTCATAAAGGGTTGGATATAACTAAGTTTGCTAATAGTCCTGTTGGAGAAGCAATCTTCCCTAGCTACATGAGAATGGATTCTTCAATCCCTGTTAAAGGGGCTACTACAGCGTGGCGTGAAGGTCATATTGAAAAAGCTTTTATCAATGCTCAAAGAGATTTATTCTTAGGTACTAAACATCCTAAGGAACTCTCTAATATGACTATTCTTGGAGAAGAAGAGGGTAAGGTATGGTAAGCAGAGGATTTCATTGTTAAGAATCAACACCTTACTCGTGCTGAGAATATACAATTACATGGTGAATATGTAGGCTTCCGTAGAATACAAGACCACCTATATAAATTTGTGGATAGAAAATTTCGCTCTGATTTAATTAAGGATGGAATGAAATCTCTCTTTGATGAATCAGGAGCTTTTATTGCCCATGCTACAGAAGCTTTGACAGAAGTTCCCGCAGACGTTACTCGTGTATGGGATATAACAAATAAAACTGTTGTTAAAACTCCAAAGAATCAATCTATTGTACGACTGAGTTCTCCTGTTCTTAGTGGAGACCATGTACTACAATATGCTGTAGTTAGTCCTAAACACCAGTTTGGGCCTATTTATGCAGGAGCATTACCTAAGATTCCTGGATATATAGCTCGTCATTATAAAGAATGGTTTGTTGTAGATAAAATTCCTACTGCTCGTTGGGTTAATGGGAAGAAGGTGGCTGCTTCTGAACTACGAGATCATAAACAAGCCGTTGCTATGGCAGGTACATTAAAAGAAGCTAATAATCTATTAGAAAAACTTCAGCTTGAAAATAAAGAAGCAACATATAATATTCGTAGAGAAGAAAAAGAAATTGAAGATAAGATTATTCATGATAGTAAAGTTTATGAAACTTATCTAAAAGAGACACATAAACGAGGTTCTCGGATACCTTCATTAGATAGACCTTCTCGTATAGAAGATATTCTTGTTGCTCAAACAAAAGCTATTCGTAATGTGGCTAAGACAACAGCGTGGTCTGATTTAACCGAAGTTCGTCAGAAAGCTTGGTTAAAAGCTTTTGGTAAGTTCTCACAAGGAAAGTGGCCTCAACAACTTAGTGATATTGTAGCTCTACGTCGAATGAACAAATTAGAGGAACGTGAGTTCCTTACAGCTCAAAAGATATTTGAGCAAATGAATCGTGAGCAAGTTGCTAATACCACATCAGATATTATGTGGAAGAGTACAATGAATTATTTTGCAGATGTTATTGAAAAGACAGACATCTCTGCTGAGGTTCTTCGTGAGTGGGGACAGCGTGGTTTTGTTCCTCTGAGAGGCGTAAAAACAATTGGTTCTCATATCTGGTTATACTGGAGAGTTCCTAGAATGCTCTTAATTCAGCCACAGCAAGCTAAAGAACTTATGTTTATGACACCTTCTTATGCTAAATCTGTAAAAGATATTATTCCAATTCTTATGGGATTACTAGGGAAATCTAGGACATTTAAACCATTAGCCTCTCAAATAGATGATATGGGTAGACGTGTTGTTGATGAGTATGACGATGTTTTACAAGCTCTAGAAGAGTCTGGAATTATGCAAGCTGTTGATATGAATCAAATGATTCATGGTATGTGGCGAGATGTTACTAAAGAACTTTCTCCTCAAGATAAAAGTCTCTTTGAAAAAGCTTATCGAAAAGGAACTGAGGGGATTGCTACAACAGCAGGTCTTCCCGGAAAACTTGGACGTTCTTTAGGATATGATGTAGGTGAATTAACTAATCAAGTTACTTTATGGTTATATTCAAGACATCGTTGGATAGAAGAAAATCCCGGAAAAGATTGGAAAACTCATACAGCACGAGCTCAGATAGCTGAAGGACAGTCTTTATATGGTCATATGGCTTCAACAAGAGCCGGAATGTTTAAATGGCAAGATGGGATTATTAGTGCTTT